CCCTGTACGCATAGCCGAACGCGCATCGGCAGCCCTTTAAAAAAGGCTTGAAACTTATCCTCTGGCATTTCTTCAAGCCTCTTAATAGCTTCATGGTTATTCATCGCTCCCCCTCCTTCGTTGTCGCCAGAATATGCAAACTTCTCTTGTCCTTTCCATTTTCTCCCTCGTTTCTCCCGCCGCCGGGTGTTATTCTGCCCTCCTCTTTCTCCGCCCACTCTACAAAACTTTTAGGAATTGAATACGAATAATATCCATTGGGGAATGTCCCCCTTGCCCTAAACTGAGCAAACGCATGAAATGAACCCATGATTTTTTTAATTGACCATTTACGAGGTGGATCTAAAACGCAATCCGTCGCGGAAACAATCTTCCACCAGGTATCCCCGTATTTTTTCACTATCTTCTTAGCCTGTCGTTTTTTCATATCATTCTCCCTTACAATGTCTGGTTAGCGTCAATGTAAATTCAGGCGCCACCATATCCGATAATTTTACAGGATTTCCCTTCACGTAGATATTCAATATCCTGTCTCCGTCGTATAGCGCAACCGTCGCATGCAACTCCTCGGATTTTTGCATTGCCCAGAAACGTGCGATGTCAACATCGGTATATTTCCGGCCCATCCATCCCGTAAACTCATAATTTGTATGATAATCAATTACGCGATATGTCTTTTTCATTTTCGTTTCCATTTCAATCCCCCTCTCCCTTCCGGGTGTTATACGGTTTTAATTGGTTTCCCGTTCTGATAAATGTTTAGGATTCGCTCGCCATCATATAATGCAATCGTCGCCGGCAAGTCCAAGCTCTTTTTAATCGCCCAAAATCGCGCAAGGTCCACGTCAGAATATTCCCGCCCCCGGTGGCCCAGATGCTTTTCCCCCGTCATGTAATCTATGATGTTATATGTTTTCATGGCCTTCCCTCCTTTAGTCTTTTAATATTTCCGCCATTTCCAGCAGGCGGATCAGTTGCCGCGCCCACTCCTGAGCATCCCTGTCCTTGCCGCATTGTTTGTAAGCAATCGCCTTCGCTAATGCTTGGCTCACTTTTGATCTGTCTATCATGACCCTTCCCTCCTTTTAGTGTGTGCCCTTTGCCTTTTAGTTTTATGTTTTCCCTAATCAAACCGTGGATATACTTCTCTTTCTCGGCGATGTTCTGCCTCATGATTTCGATTAGGCGGTCTTTCTCGTCGGTCGTCATGATCTGTTCCTCATTAAATCCATCCACGTATAATGGGCGATGCGCTGCGGCAAACCAATTCTTGCAATACGTTCCGCAATTCTCGGGATAGTGTTTCCGGCAATCCGTTGACAACAACGGGTTTTAAAATACGCAAATCAGCTACCGACAAAGAAATGGCTGCCAGTTCAAGCCTTGATTTTTCTGTGATTTTTACTTGATACATGATCTCCCCTCCTTTGGTTTATGGTTATTTCAATCGATAGGTTATACCAATACCATCGTTTCCCGTATGGTATATGATTGACGTTGACACTATTTCCGCCCGCTTATTAAGCCATTTAATGGCTGAGGCAACCTTTTGCGCGTCCACAATTACATTACCATGTTTGGGGTCAGGGTGATTTTCCCACGGCGCGTCATTACCGTACCAACCCCCAGGGATGTTATAGACTATTTGGTTTTTCGCTTTTCTCATGATCCAATCCTCCTTTTTAGTGTGTGCCGTTTGCCTTGATATCAGTCACCGAATTTTAATTGACCAGGCAGAATAAAAACACTGCTTTTCCCCGTTTGCATTCTGTATCCGTCCCCATCTTCTTTTAGCAGCCACGCACCGACTTTGCGAAACTTATCAAGAGTTTTTTTCGTGATTACGGTGCATCTTGTATAGGTAGGAATGTAAACCGACTTTCCACTTTCAATATGAGTAAAAACCGCTTCGATGCTTTTAGGGGGTACTGATTTCATTTTGTCACCTCCGTTTGCCTTAATATAATGCACCATCCATGCCATTTTTATAAGTGCGTGAAATTATTGAATTGGAACATTCGTTCTATCCTAAAACTGCGTAGTAGCTTCGCACCCTAAAATGGCTTAAAATGGAGATATCCCAAATAAATCATCGGTTTAATTCACTGCGTAGCAGCTTCGCGCTTCCGTGTATGTTACTACGCGGCCAGGATAAAAAAATGCTTGACAAGCTAAAAAATAAAGCGTAAAGGGAAAATCATGACTAGCCTTAGAAATGCCCTCTGGAGAAAAAGACGTAGCAAGCCGGGATACAAATGCAGCGATATCAAAGTTTTAGTCCCCGCTACAACTCCTGGATGTTTCGCCGTCAAGGAAATAATCCCCATAGCAAGTAGCAAAGTCTACCAGAAAAAGAAAAACCCCCCAAAATTGAAGCTGGTTGATACTGGCCGCGAAGGTGAAAAATACAATACCTGGCGACGCGCTATTTTATCCCGAGAAGGGTATAAATGCGTATTGTGTGAATCCACGGTCAGGATCGAAGCCCATCATATTATTCAATGGGTGGATGATGAGCGATTACGGTTTAATGTACGCAACGGCGTGTCCATATGCTTTGATTGTCACGATGAAAATCATAACCATAATAAAGAAAAATTCCCTGTTAAAATTACAAACTTACTTAAACAATACATTCAATATCGCTACGATAGGGCGCGGTTAGTCAAGGTGCCGCGCGAAACCGAAACCGATTACAACGCATCTCAGGCCGTGAATAGTCGAACAAACAAAAACGTGCCCGGTTAAGGCAGATATAGCCGGTTTCAGCCTGCTTTGCTCTGCAACCAGAATGAATAAAAACAGGCACTTACAAAATGCTACTAAACGAGGTTTATAAAAAATACCTCCAGTGACCTCCTAAGCGAGGGGCGAAAGCCCACAAGCGGGAAAGTCTATAACCATGATGAGAAACGACAACCCAAACGAACGAGACGACGACTCCCAAGCCTGCAGAAACCTATGGGCCAACGTACTCAATAACGCTATGGACCTCGCCGGCAAACGCGATAAGCAATCCCGACGATTCATCCAAGAGCGAACCGGAACGTTCAATTGGATCTGTAACCAGCTCGACCTGCAGCCCACGGAAACATCCAAGGCAATGGTGGCCGCGACCAATGCAACCTAAAACAAATCCACAAGCCGATGACGCAACTCTCCTCGCCTTACACGAGGCCGGAAAAGCCAGCCGACAAATCGAAGCAATCCTCGGAAATATAGATCATTCAACTATCTGTAAACGCTTAAAACATTTAACCCCCCGGAAAACCACAGAAATCTTTAAAATACTACGAGCTGATATCTTCGCGGAAAAACAAAGGAAATTACTAATGAGGAGCGACAAAGAGCCAGCAAGTAGCCAGTCACGCATTGCGATGGCGGTCGGTATTTATTACGATAAGGAGCAAATCGAGCGTGGGCACGGCACAGATGCGAGGCCTTTGGTGATGATACAGATCAATACGGGTAAGCCTGAGCCTGTGGAGAAACGTGTTGATAACTTAAATCATAACAATATCAGTAGCATAGAAGCAAAGTAAGTTTACATAATATACAATTATCAGACATGATTATAAGGGAAATGAATAATATCAAGCACATAACACCTGCGGATAACTTCTTGAAAACTGTGGATGGATGGGTAGATGTCTATACAGAAATGGGTCCCCCTTTTGGAAAGCGGAAGGAGGGGGGGGTATCCCTTTCCAGGGCGCCTTCCGGTTCCATCGTATATAGGCATGCATCGGGCTATTGATCGCAAAGGAGGGTTTATGAATAAGCGTAAGTTAAAGAGGGAAATGAAATCGCTTCGTCGGTTATTACGGTTGCGGGATGAGAATATTGAATATCTTTCAGGGGAGATAGATGACCTTGAAGCGGAGGTTATAGGGGTTAAGGTTCGGGCATTTGATTTGTTAGCGGGGAAGTAAGGTATTATGGCTAAGATGGTTTCCTACGCAAAGCAGTTAGAGAAGCAGAAGAAGTTAGATTTTGCTACGGATATAGCGAAGTTTACGGATCGGCAGACTGAGGCCATGAATCTTATTGACCGGCAGTTTATTCCTAATTGCCCGTTGCCTATAATTAAGTTTTTGCTATACGGGGGTTGTCTTGGAGGCGGAAAAAGTTTTTTCCTTCGGTGGATTTTGGTTCGGCTTTTAATGGCATGGTTTCAATTAAAGGGATTAAAGAAGGTTCAGGTGATGCTGGCTTGCGAAGACTTTCCGACTCTAAAAGATAGGCAATTAAGCAAAATTTCGATTCAGTTTCCTTTGTGGTTGGGCAGAAGTTATTCAGATCATAAAGATTATGGCCGCTGTTATATTTTGAATGATGAGTATGGCGGCGGTATAATCTGTTTCAGAAATCTTGACGATGCCTCAAAATATCAAAGTTCCGAGTGGGCTGCGATTGCTGTTGATGAACTTACAAAGAACGAATTGGATGTCTTTACGGATTTAAGAATGAGACTGCGATGGCCGGGGTTGAAAGACGAGGAGTGTCCTTTTATTGGAGGAACCAACCCTGGTGGTATTGGTCATAATTACGTCAAGGCCTTCTGGATGGATCAGAACTTCCCTGTTGAGTTTATTCAGCCGGTTGATTACCGACCGATGTTTGCCTATGTTCCGTCGAAAGCCGAGGATAATCCCTACTTGGATTCCGGGTACTGGCAGATGCTTAACACGCTTCCGCCTCATTTACGAGCTGCTTTTAAAGAAGGTTCCTGGGATACGTTTGTGGGCCAGGCCTTTCAGGAGTGGAGCCGGACGCATCATGTGATTGAATCTCCAAAACCCTTAGTTCCTGAAGGCCGGCCGCTTTACATGACTTTTGACTGGGGATTCGGTAAGCCGTTTTCGGTTGGTTGGTGGTGGATTGATTCTGATGGCCGGAAATATCGGTTTGCAGAATGGTATGGTTGGAATGGAACCCCCGATCAGGGTTTGCGACTGACGGATTCTGAGATTGCGGAAGGAATCATCAAGCGCGAGCAGGCGATGGGTTTTAATATTATTAAGGGTAATGATAGTGATTATTGGCAAACAGGGAAGGGGGGGCAAATTACTAATCCGCAGATTCAACGCCTCTGCGACCCGACATGCTTCAATAAGAAGCCGGATTACCGTGGTGGTGGTCAGGGGCCGTCGACGGCGGAAATCTTTATGAACATGGGCCTTCAAATGAGGCCGGGAGACCCGTCGAGAATTCTGAAATGGCGGCAGTTCCACGAGCATTTGAGGATACCGAGAGACGCGGATGGCAAAGTCAATGGTGTTCCGATGCTTCAGGTTTATTCATCCTGCCAGCATTTCATCCGAACCGTGCCGTCGCTGATTGTTAATCCGAACAATATAGAAGATATTGATTCTGAAGGCGAGGATCACGCCGGCGATGAGGCCGCATTGCTATTTATGGCGCGTCCTTTAATGCAGTTACCGGTGAAGGAAGAGAGAAAGGTTCCACCGAAGGACATTACAGAGATCGCAGCACTCGAACGCGAGCAGATATGGGAAGAAATCCGAGCGGCGGAGGAAGCGGAGAAGGCTGAAAGTGTATTTTACTAAGGGGGAGGAGATTGAATATGAAAAAAGTTGATGAATTAGACGAAAAAGTACGAAAAAGTTTACGGGATGGTTCTTGGGATATTCCTGAATTATCGGATAAGGAACTAAAAAAGGTAAATCCACGTTATAAGCCGAAGATCCGGTAAAGATATTTGCGATAGCCGTGTCGTGCGAAGGTAGCACGAAATAATTTTCCTTGACATGTACGAAAATCGCGCGTATAGGGGGAATAATGAGAGGTACAAAATGGAATCAACGATTGCCATTGTCGCCTTGATTGTTATTATCATCTTCCTGTTATTGTTTATTTATTTACAGAATAAACAATCTTCAGAAAAAGAATCCAAATTATTAGATCGTATCATGGCCCGCGATTATCCGACCTTTGTTAATTCTGAAGTCGTCCGT